ATTTAGCGATGGTATGAGTTGGGATAACAGGGGTGAGTGGCATATTGACCACATCATTCCATTATCATCGGCAAAAACAGAAGACGAACTTTATAAGTTATGTCATTATGAAAATCTTCAACCATTATGGGCTGAAAATAATTTAAAAAAGAGTAACAAAATTATTGTATAACCTTAAATAGGTTTAATTGAAAAAAACATTATTAATTGACGGTGCCAACTTAATGAAGATTGGGTATCACGGAGTTAAAGAACTTTATAGTGATAAAAATCATTCGGGTGCTATCTACCACTTTATCAACACCATTAGAAAATTCCTTGAGGAACATAATTACGATAAGGTAGTTGTTATGTGGGATGCCGAACATAGTTCGTCCACTCGGAAAGAACTTTATCCTCAATATAAGACAAATAGAAAACAAAATATTAATGAATATGAACTTGAATCATATCTAACTCAAAACGCTCGTATTAAAGAATATCTTGAGGAGGTCTTTGTTAGGCAAGTTGAAACGCCTCATAACGAAGGAGACGACCTTATTGCGTATTATTGTAAAATGTCAACCAACGAAGACATTACCATATTTTCATCAGATAAGGACCTTACACAGCTTATCTCGGATAAAGTATCCGTTTACTCACCAAACTCAAAACAATACTTTAAACAGGGTGATATGATTACCATCAATAAAGTTCAAATTCCCCACTATAATGTCTTAACTTGTAAAATTCTTACAGGAGATAATTCTGATAATATTAATGGTATTGAGGGTTTAGGTGAAAAAACTTTAGTTAAATTATTCCCTGATATGCAGGTTAAACCATGCACTATGGAAGAAATACAGGTTAATGCAGGAAATATCATGCAAGAAAAAAAATCAAAAGTATTGGAAAATATTTTGATTGGTAAAACAAAAAATGGTATACTTGGTGAAGAGTTTTACACTACAAATAAAAAAATAGTCGATTTATCTAACCCCTTAATTACAGAAAATGCAAAAGAATTAGTAAACCAAATTATTACTGACACGATTGACCCCACCGATAGGGGATACAAAAATCTAATGAGACTTATGATGGAAGACGGTCTCTTCAAATATCTACCAAAAAACGATGAGGCTTGGGTTAATTTCCTAAAGCCATTTATGAAATTAACAAGAAAAGAAAAAAGAAACACAAACAAAAATTAAAATTATGAAAGAACAAGAAAGTACTAAGATGGAATTCTTATTATCATTAAACGATAATATCGTAGTTCAAAGATTCTTCAATGTAAGGGGGTTTAACCCAAAAGCAAAGAACTCAATTGAGTTGTATGAATTCATTGCGGAATTCAAAGATGAACTTCAAGAATACTTGAAAATGAAAACATTAGCATATATGATGGACAACCAAGATTCTATTATGCATGACCCAACTATTATGGATACATCGTTCACTGATGGACCTGAAGTATTTAACATTTATATTAAATTAGGAGAACAGACAATTTGTCATAGAATTTTCGATGGAAAATTTTATCCACCAAAAGTTCGTTATACTGTTGATGTAAGACCTTTCTTGAAGGAAACTCTTCGAGGTTTAACTGACATTTTTTCAGACAAAAAATTAAGTTATGATTATTTGGAACTTGACTTGGCTAAGTAAGTATTTAATAATACAAGGATAACTTTAAAACAATTTATGGATAAAAATTTCGATTACTTAGGCAACACATTTCAAATACAATTATTAAATCAGATAATGGTAGATAAAGATTTCTCATCATCCATAATGGATGTTATTGAGTCAGTATATTTTGATAACAAGTATTTTAAAATCATTTTACAGATGGCAAAAGAGTACTACAAAAAATATGAAACAACACCAAATTTTGATACATTAGGGCAAATTGTTAGGTCCGAAATCTCACAAGAAATGGTTGCTAAGATTGTTTTAGATACAATCAAACAAATTCAAGACGCACCGATTGAAGGAACAATGTTCGTTCAAGAAAAGGCTTTAAAATTTTGTAAACAACAAGAACTTCAGAAGGCTATGGATAAGGCTCAGAAAATTATCACTCAAGGAGACTTTGAATCGTATGATAAAGTTGAGGGTTTAATGAGAGATGCATTACAGGTTGGGGAAATAGATAAAGGTCAGACAGACATATTCGAAAACTTGGACACTGTTTTGGATGAGGATTACCGTCACCCAATCCCAATGGGTATTCCGGGTATTGATAAACTTTTGAAAGGTGGTTTGGCAAAAGGAGAAATAGGTGTTATATTAGCACCGACAGGTGTTGGTAAAACAACCATTCTTTCAAAAATTGCGAATACCGGATTCAATTTAGGGTATAATGTTTTACAAATCTTTTTTGAGGACAACCCAAAAATTATTCAAAGAAAACATTTTACAATGTGGACAGGTATTGAGCCTGACAATTTAGTATTACATAAAGAAGATGTGATGTCTAAAATCACAGAGATTAAAGAAACAATGCAGAATCGATTGATATTAAAAAAATTGGCATCAGATACGATGACAATGAATCAAATCAAAACTCAAGTTAGGAAGATGATTGCTGACGGTAATAAAATTGATTTAGTGTTAATTGATTATATTGATTGTATCTTACCGGAATCAAGTAGTAAAGATGAATGGAAGGCGGAAGGTTCCGTAATGAGGGGATTTGAGGCAATGTGCCACGAACTTGATTTAGTAGGGTGGACGGCAACACAAGGTAATCGTGCTTCAATTTCGGCTGAGGTTGTTACAACAGACCAAATGGGTGGGTCGATTAAGAAAGCTCAAGTAGGTCACGTTATCATATCTGTCGCTAAAACATTAACACAAAAAGAAATGAATTTAGCAACAATTGCAATTACTAAATCTCGTCTTGGAAAAGATGGGGTGGTGTTTGAAAATTGTAAATTTAACAATGAATTACTTGAAATCGACACTGAAAGTTCAGTTACCTTTTTAGGGTTTGAGGAACAACAAGAAGATAGAAAAAGAGATAGGGTTAAAGAATTATTAGAAAAAAGAAAACAAAGAGAATCACAACAAAATTAAAAAAAAATGAAAGAAAAAATATTAGAACCAAATAATGACCGATTTGTTATTTTCCCAATAGAACATAATGATATTTGGGAATATTACAAACAACACCAAGCAGCGTTTTGGACAGCAGAAGAAGTAGATTTATCTAACGATATTAGAGATTGGGAAAATCTATCTGATAATGAAAGATATTTCCTTAAAAACATATTGGCGTTCTTTGCGGCGTCTGACGGTATTGTAAATGAAAACTTGGCGGAGAATTTCTTGAAAGAGGTTCAATACGCAGAAGCAAAATTCTTCTATGGATTTCAAATTATGATGGAGAATATTCACTCATTAATGTATTCATTATTAATTGACACTTATGTGTCCGATGAAAAAGAAAAAGATGAATGTTTCCACGCTATTGATAGATTACCGGCAGTTCAAAAGAAGGCTAAATGGGCTCTTGATTGGATTGAGAATGCTTCTTTCCAAGAAAGATTAGTGGCGTTTGCCGCGGTTGAAGGTATCTTCTTTTCCGGTTCATTTTGTTCTATCTTTTGGATGAAATCCCGAGGAATAATGCAAGGATTATGTAATGCTAATAGTCTTATCTTTAAAGACGAGAACTTACACTGTGATTTTGCAATCCATTTAATTAATAATCATGTTGAGAACAAACCAACAGAGAAAAGAATTAAAGAAATCTTACTATCCGCATTAGAGATTGAAAAAGAGTTTATTACTGAATCATTACCAGTATCTTTAATTGGGATGAATTCAAACTTAATGAAACAATATCTTGAATTCGTTACTGATGGATTGTTAGTTAAATTTGGATGTAAAAAACATTTTAATGTTGAACAACCATTTAAATTTATGGAACAAATTGCTGTTGAAACAAAAGGTAATTTCTTTGAATCAAGAACAATGGAGTATCAAAAGGCTAAATTAGGGGAATCATTAACATTTACGGAGGATTTCTAAAATAAAAAAAATATGATGTCATTAAAGATTAAAAAAAGAGGGGGAGATGAAGTTTCATTTAACCCTCAAAAAATTTATAGTAGAGTTAAACGAGCGTCAAAAGGGTTAAATGTTAATTCAGATGAAATTTTTATCAAAGTAATTACCTCAGTTCCAACAGAGGGATTTATTACAACTAAAGAGTTAGATAAATTGGTTTATGAGATTGCAGCGTCTTACACCGGTAGTCATCACGACTACTCAAGGTTAGCTTCTTCAGTCGCTATTTCATCATACCACAAAGAAACTAATGATAGTTTTACGGATACAATTTTAGAGTTGTATAGATTGGGTGTTATTCACACCGATTTAGTAAACATTATCAAAGAATATGGCGCTGAAAATATTGATAAGGTAATAAATCACGAGAATGATTATAATTTTGATTATTTTGCGTGGAAATCATTACAGGAAATGTATTTGTTAAAAACTCCGAAAGGAGTGGTAATTGAAAGACCGCAACATATGTATATGAGAGTCGCTTTATGGGTGACTAAATCATTTGAAGAAGCTGTTGAATACTATAATTCATTGTCTAATCAACTTATTTCTCCCGCAACACCGATAATGATTAATGCTGGTACTAAAACACCTCAACTAGCATCTTGTGTATTGAAATACAATAACGGAGATTCAAGAGAAGGGTTATTACAAACCTTTAATGATATTTCAACTTATTCGTCAGACGCTGCGGGTATTGGGCTA